AGCGCTGCCGAACTCGACTTGGCGTCAGGGAAAACGTTCGGCTGGTTCGCTCCCTTGTCCACTGCCGGACAGCCGAATTCGGTGAACCATATCGGCTTTGATCGCGGAACCCATCCGGTCGCAACGCTGCTTTCAACACCGCCTGCCCGCGCAAAATGCTGATTTTCCCACCAGCTTAGCAGGTCCTTTTGCCGGTAAACCCAGGGTTTGCCCGCCAACCCGTCGGTTATCGGCGTGCGGATTGCAGCTTCCCGGTCATTCAGGTTGGCATAATACCAGTCGTAACCTTCGCCACTTGCTATTCCCGCTTTCAGCGCCTCAAGATCGGCTGCGCTTTTCGCGCCGTCCGGATTGCTTCCATCTATGTGGGAATCGCGCCAGTCGGTGAGCGGCATGTAGTTGTCGATTCCAACCGCATTGATGTCCGGATGCGCCCAAAGCGGATCGAGCGGGAAATCCAGGTCATTGCTTCCGGCAGGCACATGTGTCCCATATTCCGTCCAGTCGGCTGCATAGGTGATTTTGGTGTTTGCACCCAGCAATGCCCGCGCCTGCCCTGCCAACACCTGCAAGGTGGACACAAACGGATGTGTCGCGGCGGCAGAGCGGACCTGCGTCAAGCCCTTGAACTCCGAGCCGATCAGGAACCCGTCGACGCCTCCGGCTATCTGCGCCAGCTTGGCATAATGAAGGACGAACCGCCTGTAGGCCCAATCTGATCCACCGGAAAACGTGATCCGTTCGCCCACCGCGCCAAACTGCGCCGCAACGGCGCTGCCCGAGAACGCCGCTACCTGTGTTGCCGCCGCCGCAGTCATGTCAGCAGATCCCGGCAATCCCGGTGCCGGGTTGCAACTGATCTCCCCGCGCCAGGGATAGGCAGGCTGTGATGAGCCACCATAGGGTGACGGCAGTAAATTGCCCGCCGGAATGTCCATCAACACGAATGGATAGAGTGTCACCTTCAGCCCGCGCGCCTTCAGGTCGCGGATTGCCGCGATCACCGAGGCATCATCGGGCGTCCCTCCATAGGCTTTGCGTCCCTGGTGTTCCGATATCAACCGGGCCGAGGCGCGGGTTGCACCGCTGACCCGCCAGGCATCGCCAGACACGCCTGTATTTGATGTGACGCCCGGCCGGATGTCGCAGTTTCCTGCCCGCAAATCATTGCCGAACCAGGCCACCACCAGCGATACCGACTCAAGGTTCGGGCACAGCGCCTGCAATTCATCCAGAGATGCCGCCCAATCTGTTTCGGCTACCAGCGTATGGCGGTTTGGCAGCACGGTTTCGCCGCGGCGCAAACTCGTGACGACGGTTTGCGGTGCCAGCCCGAATTCGGTTGAGCCCGGTATCAGCGTGATTGCCTTGATATCTTTTTCGATCCCGCCGAGTGTGCGGATCACTTCAAACTGCAATTGCGGGATACGGTTGCCGAAATTCTCCAACGGGAACCGGTCAAATACCGCATAGGCCGTGCCGCGAAGCGCCGGTGCGTTACCCGGCCCCTGCTTGGCCTCAATCAATGGATCGGGCAGTTGTGTTTCACTGCCCTTGAATATGCGGATGTCAAAGTCGGGCCGGTCGATTTCCCGTCCGTCTGCCCAAATCCTGCGCACATGCGCAATCTCGCCTTCGCAGATTGCAACGGCGAAATTGGCAAAGTACCGGTAGGTCGTCACTTTCGGCCCGCCCTTGCCGCCCTGACGTTCTGTCGTGGCGTTTTCCTCGAAGCGGGTCGCCCAGATCACGGTGCCGCCAAGCCTTGCGGTCCCGTAAACCCGCGCCAACGGCGCACCATCCTCGCCGGAAAGCGGCTGCATTTGTGACAGGCGCGCGCCCTTGATGTGCTGCGTCCCGTTGATCAGCGCCTTGTCGATCAGATAGCCGCCCAACGCGCCGGCAGCGGTACCGATCGTCGCGCCCACAGTCCCGAACAGGCCGCCAAGATAAGCCCCTGCAGCCTGCAGCAATAGGGTTGCCATCAATCAGCCTCCGTCTGTCGGATCTGGAAAGTGAAACACGCCGGCGATACGCCGCCGCCAATGGGGAATGAGCGGCGATGCCATCACGGCATGCCGCTCGTATGCATGGAGGAACCGGTCTGCACCGAGGTAAATGCCGCAGTGTTTGGCAGCCACTCCGGCTTTCCAGCGAAACAGCATCACGCATCCGGGGGCCAGCATCTCGGTGCGGTGGAAATGCCGTTGCGCCGCCTCCATGAGCGGATCGCCGCCCGCCGTTTCAGCCCAATCGATCGTATAAGGTTGCAGCAATTCAGGCTCGGTGCCGTAGAGTTCCCGCCAAACGCCGCGGACAAGGCCGAGGCAATCACAGCCGACACCCTTGAGCGAAGCCTGATGCCGGTAAGGCGTTCCTGCCCATGTCTGTGCAATCGCGAGCACGCGCCCGCTGTCCATCAGCTTTTTCATGGAACCAGCGGCGCCCCGTCAAATATGCCATCACCGCTCGCATAGGTGTAGACCGCATCATTGCCCGGCAGGTGCGGAAAGCCGCGAAAATTCAGCGCATTTCCAAATTTGGCCTTGCAGGTTGCAAAACTCTTGTCACACCCCGCCGTCACCCTGAACGTGTCACCGGCGGCAACTTGAAACGGCAGGATTTCGAGCAATGCCAGTCGGGTATTGGGTCCGCTCAGTTCGTGCACCGAAACCTGCGCCCGCTGCCCCGCGTTCGCCCCCGTCAGCCACTCAACATACCCGTATTCGAACCAGCGCGGAGTGTAGGCTGACAATCCGGCCGCAAAAAAATCTCCTTGCGGCTGGGCGGTCACGACTGTTCCTGTGCCGGTGAATTCAGCGCCGGAAACTGTCTTGCCGCAGCGGCCGTCACCCAGTTCCGCGTCGCAGCCGCGTCGCACCAGCCGCCCGCGCCTGCGGTCCATTGCTTCGGTCAGGCTCTGGAGTTCCACCTTGAAGGCGCCGTCCTGCATTTCGATCCGGCCAATGTGCGAAACCCGCAGCAGCATCCGCTGATCCGGCGTTTGCCAGTTGACCAGCCAAGCCTTGACTTCAGCACCATCATACTTGCCGGCGCGGATGTCGCTTTCCGAGATGCGGTCTGAGCGCAAAGCTCCGTCCAGATCCATCGAGCCGGTCTGCATCCCGAGTTCCGATTCGGCGGCGCTGGCATTGAAACCGGTCTGCGGATCATGCACCACACCGTCCAGTGTCAACGGCAAGTCGTGGTCGGTGAAACCAAGTTTGGCGCCGTCTTTTCGGGTAACTGTCCAGCAGAAACAATGGTTTGTAACGCTGCGCTTCAAATGTGAGTCAAGCGCTGCGGGAACGCTTCTCATGCCATCACCTCTATCAACGGGATTGACGGCAGCTCTCCGGCCTCAAAGGCGCTGACATTGACACTGAGGCTTTCCGAGGCGAACCGCACCTCCACATGAAACCCGAACCCTGCTGTTACGGCAGCACCGGCTGGCGGTGTCTTGCCGGATGCGAAGACCACCTCTCCCGTCGCACTGTCGAAACTGAAATCCGCCGGCAAGGCCTCACTGCCATTGACGGCGACCCGCAACGTCCCGGGAACCGGCCGTCGAACCGGGCGCTTGTAGGCGTCGATGCCAACACCATAGGCTTTGGTCAACATGAAGCGGTTTTTAGTCCCGTCACCGGTTCCAATTGCCTGATCGAGCGGCGTGACAGCGTTTGCGCCGACAGCACTCGAATTGTCCACTGGATCACGGAACCGGAATGAGACAAGCGCGCCCCGCCGGGCCTCGAAGAAGTCCATCACAGCGCGGATATCGGCAATGGAGCGCACGCCGTTTCCCGCATCATAGCTCCGGCGCGAGTGGGCAAACCGCAGGTTTCGCTGCTCCCGGCCAGAGGCAAACTGCAGCACCTCCACCTTGCGCTCGCGCGTCACGGTCGAGCCGAATGCGATACTCAGCGGGAACAGGACATCATGAAATTCTTGCAACTCAGGCATTGTCGATCCTTACAGATAGCGGCTGCCACGGCCGGAGGCACGTGCGACCATCGCTGCGATCTGCGCCTGTGATTTCTGGAACGACTGCGCATCCGGCGTGGAGATGTTGATGACGACATTCGGTCTCTGGCTGGCACCGGCTGCCACGCCCAGACGCCCGTCCGCTCCGCGTTGCAGCGGCAATATGGCTTCCGCCCCCGCCTCGCCCATCAAGCCTATGCCGCCGCCATTGGGAAAATAGGTTGGCGCGGCTACAACCCCGCCTTCAGCAAAAGCCTGCACACCGCCGGTCAACCCGCCCTTGGCAAACGGCAGGATGCCGCCAAGGAGGCCGGAAAAAACCGAGGAGAACAGGCCCGACAAGGGTTTCAATGCCGCGTCCAGCGCCATGCCGGCAACGCTCAAGGCAATGCTTTTCAGCGTGTCTTCGAGGCTTTTTCCCTGTACGACCGCGCCTTTGAGGGCCGAAGTCAGCACGCTGCCGAATTGGCGCGACTTGTCTTCGAGGTTCTTCAGCGCTGTTTCCAGACCTTGTGTGTCTGCCTTCAGTTCAACGTCGATGATTTCGGGCATGGCCGCTCCTTCAGTCGGGATGTTGATGCATGAGATGTTCAAGTGCGCTGCGGTCAGGCGGTTGGGATGGCGCGCCGAAAGCGTGGAGTGCCAGCGCCAGCTCGCGCGGGGTCGATAACCAGAATGCTTGTGGGGTCAGCCGCAGGACAGTGAAGGCAAAACGCGCCAGTTCCTCCCAGGGAAAGGCATGGCGCACCTGTCCTGCGGCGCTCAAGGGTTTGGCGTTTCCCCGCCTTCCACCCCGCCGAATGTCGCCAACAGCAGCGCCGCTGCAATCCGCGCAAAACCGGCGACACCGCCGTCCGCCTGCATGGTGCCGACTTCGCAATCCGTGAGTGGATTGCCGCCGCCGCGCAATCCCGCACCAATTACGGCGATCATGTCCGTTGCCGAGAGCCGGCCGGTTGAAAACCGCTCGCCCAGTGCCACCAGATCGCTGGCGCCCAGTGCCGTCTCCAGCTCTGCCAGTGCACCCAGCGTCAGGCAAAGCCGGTAGTCCTTGCCGTCTAGCGTTGCACTGATCTCCCCGCGTCTTGCATTCGCACCCATCAGATCACCGCAAAGGTCAGCGCGCCCGCCGATTCAAGCGCAATGTCGAATGTGAGTTCGCCGTCATGGGCGCCGGCATATTCAAGCGCAGTGATCAGGAATGGTCCCTCGACGGTCCCGAAGTCCGGGATCACCACCTGCCAATTCTGGACAACACCGCCGAAAAACCCTGTTCGCACCATGGCATCGGATGCAGCATCCTTGAATATGCCTGCCCCGCCCAGACTGCACCGCTGCACGCCGGCTCCTGCCAGCAGTTCACGCCAGCGTCCGGACGAATCTGCATCGGTTACATCCACGGCCTGCGCATTGAAAGCCAGCTTCTTGGTGCGCAGCCCGGCAACGGTCACCGCCGCCCCGCCGCCGACCGGCACGATTTTGAGCAGCAGGTCTTTTCCCTTCTGGGTTGCCATCCGTCATCTCCATATCTGATATGATTTCAGCGGTTTGTCGCCGCCGGTTCCGGTATTGATTCAGCCTCAAAGGCTCGCCGCCTCGGTCACAGCCCGCAGCCGCATCACGCCATGCCAGGCGCGCAGGTCCGGCTCGTAGACGATCTCATCCGCCTGCCGACGCAGTGAGACGATCCGCACCGCTCCGGACAGCGCGGCAAGTCCCGCTAGCGCTTCGCCAGCCGCCAGCATCGCCTCCATGCATTGCTTTCGCCCGCCGGTTTTCGACCAGACATGCAGCGTCATCAGATGCTCGCGGGCATCTTCGGTCGACGTCCCGGCATCAAATGTCCGCGTCGTGCCGAATGTGATGTAAGGCATCGCAGCGCCTTGCGGCGGCCGGTCATGCACATGTGCCCCGCCGAGCACTGTGCTCAACCCGGCATCGCCGACCAGCCGCGCATGGATTGCTTCCTGCAATCGCTGCAAATCCGCGCTCATGGCATGCGCTCCTTGGCAGCCTTGTCCTTGACGCGTACCGGAGCCATGGCATCAGGTTCGGATCCCGGAGCCATCTGGTCGCGCGTCTGGTGCAGGTCCGCCGCCTGCAATCCCTTCCAGCGCAGCGCTCCTACCAGACTGTCCAGTGTCAGTCTCATCGACAGGTTCATGAAAATACCTCCGTCGCCTTGATCACGAGATAGCGGCGCGACCCGTCGGCATCCTCGATCGTGTCGATCCTGTAGATCCGGCCATTGCCGGTGAGGCGCATGCCGCGGGTCACATCATTGCGCCAGCGTATCCAGATGCGGTGCGTTGCCAGTGTTTCCGCCCGCTCCGCAAAGACTGTGCCGCGTCCTGCCATCGGTTCGACCATGGCCCACACCGTCACCACGATGTTCCAAGTCACGGCATAGCCGCCCTGTCCGTCCGGTGCTTCACCGGCCTGTTCAACTGTCAGCGCCGTGCGCAACTGGCCCGGGTCGAGAAACCTGAGCTGCATGGCTAGAGCTCCATCGCCCGATTGCGTTCGATCAATCGTTCAAACCCGTCAGGCCAGACGCTTGGCGAACCTGATCCGCCTTGCGCGCCGCGATGCTCGTACCAGAAGGCCGCCAGCAACAGGATCGCCCGCTTCAGCCCGTCCGGCACATCAACGCCGGTCGCGCCATACCCGGCGCGGAAATCGATCTCGATCCCGTTCATGGCCTTGCCCGGCGCTTTCACTCCGTCCGGCATCAGGAAGCGCGCCGGCCGGTTGATCCTGTCGAGATTGACATCGGGCGGTACCACTGTTTCCGGCGTTCCGGCACCATTGTAGACCGTCACCTGGATCACCGATTGCACCGGATGCCGCCGCAACCGCACCAGCCCGGATGGCGGCCAATTGTCGAGATAAAGGCGCCAATCCTGCGTGATCAGCGCAAGGCCTGTGGCCTGCTCCACCTCTTCGCGCGCTGCCTTGATCAATCCGGAAATCAGCGCGTCCTCCGCCGTATCGGTCACGCGCAAATGCGCCTTGGCTTCGCTCAGCGTTACTGGCTCGACCGCCGGAGCGGCGATGCGGGTGAGTGTCATGGGGATGTCCTTATTATCTGGATGGAAGGGCAAAGCCCTCTGCGGCAGTCCCCTTCTCCCCGCCACTTGCGGGGAGAAGGTGCCAACGGGCGGATGAGAGGCAGCGCAAAGTTGGGTGGTTGGCCTCACCCCAGCCAAAAGTTTGCCGCCAGTGAAATTCGTCCGGGCAACGGCGAAAATGGTGGCGTCCGAGAACCAGAGCGGAGTGGACTTCCAGGTCCCCGCCAGCGGCTTGCCGCTTAAGGGCGGGGGGCAAAAAATCCGTGAGCACCGCAAGCGCAGCATCACGCCATTTGCAGCCCGCCCGGGCGGGTTTTCCTTACGAGACCGCGATTTTCAGCAGCTTGATTGCATTGAAATCCTGCACCCCGCCGCCGACGCGTTTGGTGGTGTAGAACAGCACATAGGGCTTGGCAGAGTACGGATCGCGCAGGATGCGCACGCCGACACGGTCAACCACCAGATAGCCGCGGCGGAAATCGCCGAAGGCGACCGGCAGCGCGTTGGCGGCGATGTCGGGCATGTCCTCGGATTCCACCAGCGGGAAGCCCATCAGCTGCGCCTGTGCGCCTGCCGATGCCGGCGGCTGCCACAGGTAATTTCCTTGCGTATCCTTCAGCTTGCGCACCACTGCCTGCGTCTTGCGGTTCATCACCCAGCTGCCATTCTGCCGGTATCCAGCCTTCAGCGCATAGATTGTGTCGATGAACACATCGGAAGGGTTCGTGGCCGGAAGCGCGCCCGCAACGCCGGAGGCGATATAGCCTAGATTGCCCCATGACCATGTGTTTTCAGCCACCGCCGTATAATTCAGGAACCCGCGCGGCTTGTTGACACCGTCACCGGTGACGAACGCCGTGCCTTCCTGCTCGGCAAAAACAGCTTCCACTTCCTGGGCAATCCACTGGTCCATGTCAACAGCCGCATCATCCAAGAGCGAGACCGTTGCCGCCGGCATGGCGTAAAGCTCCATCGCCGGAAACTGCAGTTCGGCCAGTGTCGGCGTGTTGGTCTGCGGCCGCGCTGCCGTTTCGGCTGACCAGCCGGTGGCAAAACCGGTGGTGGCAAAAGGCTTCTTCAAGACGCCCGCCGATATCTGGCGGACGGAGGAAATCGCCCGTATCGGCGACAGCAGTGCCATGCGTTTGCCGATTTCGGTTTCGATCTCGGATGGCACCAGATAGCCGCCATCGGTCAGTGTGCCGACAGACAGCGCCTTTTCCTCCAACTGGTTCATCGCCCGCTCGTCGCCGCGCCTAATATAGGCGTCAAACGCTGCCTTGTGCTCGCTGGCCTGCGGTGAAGCCTTGCCATCGCGCCCAAGCGGCGGGCGGCTTGCCTTCAGTGTCAGCTGATCCATCGCCCGCTTCTGCTCGTCCATAGCCCGCGAAATGCGGTCCACCTTTTCAGTTGTCAGAACGTCTGCGCCCATGCGCTTTTCGATCTGGCCAAGCCGGTCGTCGTTGGATTCCTTAAACGCCTCGAAGGCGTGCATGAATTCGTCAAACGCGCCGGTCACATCATCGCCCAGCGCTTTCGTCTCCGGCGCTGCTGTCAGTTCACTATTGTGCATTTCTTTGTCCTTTGGATGCGAGCTGCGCGGCCGCATGCCTCATGCTTGCCGCCAATCTCGCTTGTGTTGATCCGGCGGCCTCGCGCTCGCGCCTTACTGTTGCAAAGCCGCGGGCGATCACGCCCCTGGCCTCGCTTCGCGTCAGCCCGGCGTCCCGCCTGAGCCAATTTTCAAATTCGCGTGTCGTGGGAAACGGCAGGGCCGCTTTCACGTCATGCACCCGGGCCGATGGCAGCATCGGGAATGTCACCACCGAAATTTCCCACAAGTCCGCCTCAAGGATCCGCCTTGTGCCGCCGCTTGGGTCCTTCATAGATCGCATGGTCTTGAATCCGATCGACAGCCCGTCCAGAGCCTGAGCCCGCATCAGTGCCAGCACTTCACGAGCCCGCGCCACTTCGCTGGCCAGCCTGCCCTTCACATAAAGCCCCCGTGCATCCTCGCGGATTTCCAGCCACTGGCCGATCACCTCGTTCGGATCGTGCTGGAACAGCATGCGGATGCCGGATGCGCCGCGCGCGGCAATGCTCCTGGCAAACGCGCCCTTCTCGACGCGGTCTTTTGCAAGGTCTGTCACGCCAAACAGGCTGGCATAGCCGGAAAAGACGCCATCCTCATCAACAGTGCCGGGTTTGACCCCGGTGAATTTGACTTCGCGCATGGAAAAATCATGGACCATCAAGGCCGCTCCGGGTTTTGAGATTTTCTGATTTGAAATGGCATCCTGCCGTCGGCGCAGGCCCCTCTCCGATCCTTCGAACCACCTCTCCCCGCGAGCGGGGCGAGGCTAAAAACAGGCATCGGCGCGTTTAACCTCGCGCCATTCATGGCGAGAGGTGTCGCGGGCGAAGCCCGTGACGGAGAGGGGACTGTTGCCCTACCCCGCCTGCTTGCGCGCTATCCTCGCCAGCACCCCCAGCACCCACCAGGCGCAGAGGCTCGCTGCCGCCGATCCCGCCAGCATCAGTTCCGGCGCGCCGACCTTGCCTTCAAGGCCGAGCTCACTCGCCAGCTTCAGCCCGGCCAAGCCGCCAAACACCAGCCCGCAGACCACACCCACCGCAAACCGCAGCGCCGCCTCGCGCCGGTTCACCGGCAGCATGAAGGCCAGCGAAATTGCCGATCCCGCCACCGCGCCGCCCGCCTTTGCGCCCCAGATCAGTGCGCCTTCCGGCAATCCGTTCATGCGCCTTCTCCTTCCATGCGCTGCGGCTGATAGCCGACAGCGATGCGTTTTTCCGCCTCGCTCAGAAAATCCGCCGCATTGATGCGGGTCCATGCGGCAGTGCGGTCTTCCGTCAGCGCATCGACCTGATCGACGTCCGGCACAAACCGGATCGCCTCGCCCTCAAGCGGGCCCAGCCAGCCGGCCAGGGCATCCGCCAGACGGCCCGCCAGCGGCATCACTGTGAGGCGGAAGAATGCCCGGTTCGCCTCGCGGTAGTTGGCATGGGTGTTGTCTCCCGGCAGCCCAAGCATCAGCGGCGGCACGCCAAAGGCGAGCGCGATATCCCGCGCCGCCGCGTTTTTGGCTTCAAAGAAATCCATGTCCTTTGGCGTCAGACCCATCGGCTTCCAGTCGAGCCCGCCTTCGAGCAGCAGTGGCCGGCCGGCTTTGCGTGCGCCCTGATAGCCATCCTGCAATTCAGC